TCAAGATAATTGAGATATTGATGGCGAAAGAATAATAACCTAAGACCAATCGGGAGGGGCGGGAGGTAGGGAGATGAAAAGAATTATTCAAAGATTATTGGACCTTGGATCTCCCATAAAATGGGATCACCAAGGGTTTAATAAATTTGATTATCGAGTTGCTTATGAGCTTGTTCTTACTTCTTTCTGGTCAGAGAAGGAAGAACATAGAGCTGCTCAAATTCTTTATAAGTATCGAAACACACAACTAGAAAAAGAAGAGATAAAGTTAGTTGAATCCTACCTAAAAAATTTCTCAAAGATCACTCTTCAGTTATCTTTGAACCAGATTTCTCTTATTTTCTATTATGATAAGAAAATAATAGAGAAGGTAAAGGAAATATCTAGTAGAAGGTTCGATCCGATAAAAAAGGTATGGACTATATCATTATCTTCTTTTGAGGAAACCTTGAAGAAATTAGAGGGATTAGCTATTGAAGTTGATCCTAAGATTTATCAGGCTCTTGATGAATTGGCTCAGGAGAAAAAGGAGTTGGAAATTAATCCTCTTCAGGAGCAAAGCCCTCTTAGATTGATCTCTGCTAAGGAGCTTCCTAGGTCTGGATATATTTGCTTGGATAAAGAAGAGAATGGAATCTTAGTTAAGACAGAATGGGAAGATGGTTGTTATGATAAGATAGTTAGATTGGGAAGATATAGTAATGGGCATGTAAAAATAAAGGATCGAGACTATATCATTCAAGCTCTTGATCTGATAGTTTCTCAGTATCCTGGCTATGTGTGTACTGAAAAAACTTTTGAGTTTTATCTTTACTTGAAAGAGCAGCAAGAGGCCCAAGAAAAGAGGGATAATGAAATAAAGACTATAGTAGAAGCTGATCAGACTCAATCCTCTTTAAAAATTCCTTCTTGTATAACAGGTCAGCCTTATCCTTTTCAGTTGAAGGGAATAGAGTTTATGCTTAAGGCTGGGAGTGGAATAATATCTGATGAGATGGGGTTGGGCAAGACTATACAGGCTATAGTATGGTCTGAATGTCTTCTGTCCCAAAAAACTTTGGTTGTTTGCCCAGCTTCTTTAAAATGGAATTGGAAAAAAGAAATAGAAAAGTGGACAAACAAAAAAGGTTCCTTTCTTGGTGATGGTTTTGAAACCCCTTATCAAATTACTAATTATGAAGCTTTAATTGATCGGGCAGAAACAATTGGCGTAGATGATAGGGGTAGAAAAGAGAAGGGTTCCAAGCCTTCTGTGTATATGCCTTTTGTCCTTAATCAGAAATGGGATTGTATTATACTTGATGAAGCCCATAAGATGAAATCCCAAAAAGCAAAACAAACAAAGGCTGTTCAAAGAATACGCAGTCTTTTCAAACATCATTGCCTTCTAACGGGCACCCCTCTCATAAACCGGCCAATAGAATTATTCCCCCTTCTTAATTATGTAGCCCCCAATAAGTGGAATAATTTCTTTAAGTTTGCTAAGGAATATGCTGGGGCTCATCAAGGGAGATGGGGATGGGATTTTAGTGGAGCTACAAACCAAGATAAGCTTCGGGAAGAGATTAAGCCCTATATGATTAGGAGAAAAAAAGAGGAGGTCTTACCTAATCTACCCGAAAAGACCGTTCAGGTAATTGAAGTAGGGCTTAATGGAGTGGAGAGAGAATATAGAAGAGCAGAAGAGGCTCTTATAGCCTGGATAGCAGAAAGATATGGGGATGAAAGGGCTATGAGAGCTAGTAGAGCAGAGCAATTAACTCGGTTCAATTATCTAAAACAGATATGCTCTAACGCTAAAATAGATATGGTATTGGAGCTTGTTAAGAACGCTAATGGCAATAAACTGGTTATTTTTTCTCAGTATAAAGAACCTTTAAGAAAACTCAAAGAAGAACTTAAAGAAAAAGCAGTTCTTTATACTGGGGATGAATCTACTGAAGATAGAAACAGAGCAGTGGAGGCTTTTCAATCTAATCCTGATATTCAGGTGTTTTTAGGGTCAATAAAGGCTGGAGGGTTAGGCATAACCCTAACAGCAGCTTCTACCACTTTGATGATGGATTTACCCTGGACACCAGCAGATATGGAGCAGGCAGAGGCTCGTATCCATCGAATAGGCCAAAAGAATGCAGTATTAGCTTGTAGATTAATTTGTAGAGATACAATAGAGGAGAGTATATTAACTCTTTTGGGGAAAAAGAAGGAGGTAATTTCTAATATTCTTGGAGAAAGACAAGAGATTATTGAAAAAGAAGATATTTTAGATTCTTTAATTAACCAATTACTAGGAAAGGAGGAGTGAATATGAAAAGAGCACAAATAAAAATAGGAAACATTTATGAAGCAAAAGTCTCTAATTTGTTAGTTCCTATCAGAATAGATAGGGAAAGTCCTTTTAGAAAAGGATGGGAAGGGACTAATATGAAAACTAAAAAAGCAGTGAGAATTAAATCTGCTGCTAGGTTAAGAAGAGAGTGGTGGGAGGAGATATAGAGATGAAATTAAAAGATACATATATTTGTTTAAGTTGTGAGGAGTTATTCACAAATGGGCGTGATGGTTGTCCTTCTTGTGGAGATGTTCATTATTATTCTGTAGTCAAGTGGCTTGGTACAATACCGGATCTAGAAGAAGAGCTTTCAAAAGGGAAGACAAAGGAGGAGGAGGTTCTATGGAAATTAGATGGAAATGTAAATGTGGGTACAATTTAACAAAGAGGGAACTAAGGAGCAGTATAGAGGAAGGGGACTTATCGAAGCCATCCTCTTTAGTTATAACTTGTCCTAGCTGTATGGAAGCTATAAAATGGTTTGATTTAACCCCTTTCTTTTTAAGTGGGAATAATGGACTTGAGGCAAATAAGATAGAAAATGAGGAAAGACAAAAGAGAGCCAAAGCTCCTGTTGTCCCAGAGAGAAAGAAATTTAAATTTAGGAAAAAAGATTTCAGCAAGATTAAGGAAAGAAGTGTGAAAGAAGGAGAGATGGATGATAAGAGATAGTAGAATTGAGGAGGTTATGAAATTACCCAGGGATGGAAAATGGGCTACCTTGAAGGAAGCTCTGACTCATTATAAGATATCTTATGCGATACTCTATATGAGGATACGAATGGGAAAAGTGAGAGCTGTAAACTGGCGAGGAATAACCTTTGTGGAATTAGAGAAAGAGAAGTAGATTGTACAATATGATTGCATAAATAAATTAGGAGAATGGTGGAATTGTTTTTTTGTAAAACCACGGGTTTTACCTTTAAAAGAGAAAGGAAAGAAATAGATGAAAGAATGGTCAAAGGAAAACGAATATTGTAGTTTCAATTCTTGGAAGGGGTTATCTTATATTGAGCATTATAACGCTATAGTACAGGATAGACTCCTCTCTCCTATAGAAGCCAGCCTTGATCCAACTTCTCTTTGTCAATTATCTTGTCAATGGTGTAATTCTTATTCCTTTCTTCAGCCAGAAGGAAGTTTGTATAATAATATGAGAATAAGAAAATATCCTTCTGAGCACCTAGAAAAACTGGTCAAATTTTTAATTGATTGGGGGGTAAGAAGTTTTTGTTTTGGAGGGGGAGGAGAACCTTCCCTTAATGATGAGGTAAGGGAATGTATGAAATTAATCTGTAATGAACAAAAGGAGTTTAGTTTAGTAACTAATGGAATATACATATCTAACCAACTTCTTTCCCTTCTTCCTCTTTGTCGATGGATAGGAGTTAGTGTAGATGTAGGAAAAAGAAAGACTTATCAACAATTAAAGGGAATAGATAAGTTTGATACAGTATTAAAAAACATAGAAAGAATAATAGCTTTCAGAGAAAGTTTTTATAAAGCCGGAATAATTAAACCTGATAAGTGTGATATTAGTTATAAATTTCTAATAATCCCAGAAAACAGCAAAGAAATATTATTAGCTTGTAGGATAGCTAAAGAATTAGGAGTCAATGAATTTCATGCTCGGCCAGCTTCTACAGATAGAAGGGAGGCTTTTGCTGGAAAATATATTCAATATGACTTAAATTTAATTGATTTTTTGTTTGAAGATTGTCATAGTTTAGAGGATAAAAATTTTAGGGTTATAACTAGCTTTCATAAGTTTTCAGAAGGATTTCATATTAAAAATGATTTTTCTAGGTGTTGGGCTTCAGCTTTGCAGATTCAATGCTGTGCTGATGGATATGTATATGTCTGTCAAGATCAAAGGATTAACCCTAAATATCGGCTTGGCAGCCATTATCCCAATCCTGAAAATATATTATCCTTTTGGGGAAAGGAAAAGCATATAGAATTATTGAAGAGTATTAATCCAAAAGAAGATTGCCCTAGATGTACCTATGGGCCTTATAACAAACAAATAGAAGAGGTAATTATAAAGGATAGAATGTGCCTTAGTTTTCCATAAGGAAGGGAGGATATTTTAATGAAAGAAGAATTAGAGAAAACCCCTCAAGTTTTGATTAATAAGATAGAAGAAGAGGAGAGGAAAAATGAGAAGAGACATTTATAATTGTGACACTATATTATGTAATAATGAAGTAAAACAAGGCATAGAATTTCCGAAGTTTGTTTTTTCTACAAAAACCAGTAAGGGTAGTTGCTCTTTGGCTTTAGTCTTTGATAATAATGGAGAAATTGGAGAAGTGTGTTCAATTGGCTGTTTAATTAATTACATTAAAACTGAATTTGATAGGGCTGTAGACAAAAAGAAAGCAGAGGAAAATATTTCTGTAATTAAAAAAGAAAATTAATTATGAGACTAATTTCTTTTCTATACAAAATAGCTAGGGCAGCTAATGATATTGAAACTATCAGCTCAGGCAATCCTAAAAGAATTTTGAAAAGAATAAAAAATAAATATATAGGTAGAAAAATAGTCTCTAAGCTATTTAAATTTCCTTAATTAAAAGAGGAGAAAGTTTGGTTTTGTTTGTTGAATTTATTCGTGGGGAGATAAGATATATGCAACTATCTACTTTATCAAATAGGTTAGTTGGTCAACCAATGTTCCAATTATTAGCAAAAGTAAAAGAATTGGAAAAGCGGGGAAAAAGAATTATTCATATGGAAATAGGAGATAGTAATTTCCCTACTCCTGAGTTTGTTATTGATGTGACCAAAAGAGCCCTTGATGAAGGGTATACTCATTATTGCCCTTCTATGGGCTTATCAGAGTTAAGAGAAGCTATTTGTGATTACACGAAGAAGGATTTAGGCTTTAGGCCAGATATAGAACAGGTGTTAATATGTCCAGCTAATGCTATTATTGATTTTGTTGTTAGGTGCATTTGTGACGAGGGAGAAAGGAAAATAGTTTTTCCTGACCCTGGATTTCCTTCATACAGTTCTGTGTCAAAGTATAATGGAGTTAATGATTTTCAATATGATCCCATTCTCCTCTCCCCTGCTAAAATAGAACGTATATTGTGGCTAGTAAGGCCCGCTTTATTAATAATAAATTCTCCTAATAATCCTACGGGAGTTATAATACCGGATGAAGAAGGAGCAAGGCTTATTTATAATAGTGCAAAACAAAATGGCTGTTTTCTTTTTTCTGATGAAGTCTATTCCAAAATTATATTTGAAGGTCAACACCATTCTCCTGCCATATACGATCAGTGTAAGGAAAGAGTAGTTTTGCTTCAGAGCTTTTCTAAGCTCTATTCCATGTCTGGTTTTAGGTTAGGTTATGCTATAGGACCAAAAGAATTGATAAATAAGATGGGACTTATGCTTGAAACTATTATAAGTTGTGTTCCTCCATTTATACAAAAGGCAGGAGTTGCTATTTTGCGTAATGAGATGGAATTATATACTTGGCTTCAAGATAAAAAGTACATTCTTTGTTTCCGAAGAAGAGAGTTAGTAGATGGTTTAAATAGAATCCCTGGTTTTAGCTGCTCACTCCCACCAGGGGGCTTCTATGCTTGGTGTAATATAGAAGAGACTGGTTATAATGATTTACAATTAGCAGATATATTATTAGAAAAGGCTGGGATAGCTTGTTTGCCCGGAAGATATTTTGGTGGTCAGGGAGAAGGCTATATTAGGTTTTGTTTTGCCTCTGTAATTATAGATGAAATAGAAGAGGCTCTGGAAAAGATAAAAAAGATATTAGAAAAATGATTTGTTTACAATGTGGTTCTTGCTGTAAAGAAATATCTCCTTTTGGAAATCCGGGCCCTAAATTAATAATAAAGGGGGCTATAGCATATTGTAAGATTTATGGTTGTAGGCCAAAAGTATGTAGGGATCACTCATTTAGTGATTACTCTAAGTGCCCAGTGGGATTATCAGTATTAAAAATACGTGATTCTACTGAGTTACAACACAGGTATGGGGAGTTAGGGTTATTATTATAGGAGAAATTAATGGAGATATTAAAATGGGAAAAGAAGGAAAAATCTAAAATTAGTTTTATTCTTTTTGATTGGTCAGTTAGGGAGAGTTTTCATATATTAGATTATTTTGCTAAACAGACTATTCCTAAGAAAGATTTTGAACTTATTTGGATAGAATTTTATAACCGCAGACCAGAACAAATTAGACAAAAAATAAGTATGGTAGATAAATGGATAATATTAGAATATCCTGAAACCATCATTTATCACAAACATTTAATGTATAATATAGGGGCTATTGTAGCTAATTCTTCTATTATTTGTATTCTTGATAGTGACTCTTTTTTTAAGCCCTCCTTTATAGAATCTATTCTAAAAGAATTTGAGAAGGATTCTAATATAGTTTTATTTCTTGATGAATGTCGAAACGAAAGTATTAAATTCTACCCATTCAATTATCCAGATTTTAAAGATGTAGAAAACTCCAAAGAATGTTGGAACTGGCCTAAGGATCCAATCAAAGTACAGCAAGACCCTCTGCACATGCTTAACTATGGTGCTTGTATGGTAGTGAGAAAGGAAAGTTATATTAATGCTGGAGGAGTGGATGAAGATATAGGGTATTTAGGGTATATAGCTGGTCCTCATGAACTAGGTTGGAGATTAGTTAATAGAGGATTAAGGGAAGTATGGCATCCAACTGAGTATCTTTATCATACTTGGCATCCAGGACAAGGTGGGGATTATGAATATAAGGAAAAGCATGATGGCTACAATATGAGTTTAATGGCTTTAGAAGTAAAAGAAAAAAAGAAAACTAGGCCCCAATACGAAAACCCAGGAATTAAATTTTTGAGAGAAAACCCTTGTTGGATAGGAGATAAAAAAGGAATATTACCTGTAGCTCTTCCCCAGATAACAACTGAATGGTTAAGATTATCTAAAGGAAAGGACTTGTTCATTCGAGGTCCTGCTAAAAAAAAATATTGTGATTTGTATTATCAATATATGGATAGGAGAAAAGAAATGAAGGTCAGTGATTATGTAGCTAAGTACTTAGTGGAACAAGGTATAGAGAAAGTGTTTTTGATATATGGAGCCCACAATGCTGATTTAGTAGATAGCATAGCTCAGGAGCCTAAGATTGATTATATCTGTGTCCATCACGAGCAAGCTGGAGCGATGGCTGCAGATGGATATTTTAGAGCTAATGGAAACTTATCTGCCGTAGTAACTACCAGTGGTCCTGGGGGAACTAACCTTCTTACTGGGATAGGTTGTGCCTGGTATGATAGTATTCCTATACTATGTATCACTGGGCAAGTACACACAGCCTTTTTAAAAACCAATGATAAGGTTAGACAGTCAGGTTTTCAAGAAAATGACATAATAACTCAGGTCAAAAATATAACTAAGTATGCTTCTCAAATAAGAAAAGTAGGAAATATTAGAGAAGAGCTAGATAAAGCCTTCTATTATATGTTGGAAGGGAGGCCTGGTCCAGTTTTACTAGATATTCCTACCAACATACAAAAAGCAATTATTAATCCCTGCGAACTAAAAAAATGGGATTTTCCTAAAAATGCCTATATCCGTGACTATCCCATAACTGAGATAGAAACTACTATTGAATGGTTAAGGCAGAGTAAAAGACCTGCTTTATTATTAGGTGGAGGAATTCATTTATCCCAAGCCCAAAAAAAGGTCAGGGAGTTGATTCACGCTCTAAAAATCCCTACCTTTCTAACTTATAATGCCCTTGATTTATTACCCTATGATGATCCTCTATATGGAGGAAGGATAGGAACTTTTGGAGGAGAGGGAAGAAATTTTGGAATTCAAAATTGTGATTTTCTTTTGTGTATAGGGACTAGAATATCGGGAAGGATAACTGGAGGAGAAATAAAAGACTTTGCCAGAGGAGCTATGATAGTTGTAGTAGACATAGATAGAGAAGAAATGATCTATAGTCTTGTAAGAAGAGACCTAAATATTAATTGTGATGCAAAACTTTTTATTAATTTATTTTTGCAAAAGGGCCAGGAGAGGGGTTTATTTAATACTAATTTCACCCTAACTAGAAAAGAATGGATAGGCAAGATAAAATATTGGAAGGAAAAGTATATACCTTCCCTTGGCTATTGGCCATATGAGTTTATTAGAACCCTGAGTCAATCTTTAGAAGAAAAAGAAATAATTATTTTTGCTGCTGGAGGAGCTTTAGTTATATGCTCCCAGGCTTGGATAACTAAAGAAGGACAAAGAATATTTACAGACAATGGTCATAGCTCTTTAGGATATTCTTTACCTGCGGCAATAGGGGCAGCTATTGCTTATGAGGGAAAAAAAAGAATAATAGCTATTATAGGAGATGGGGATTTAATGATGAATCTCCAAGAATTTCAAACAATAAAAAATTATAATCTTCCTATCAAAATATTCATTATGAATAATCAATGCTATGGTATAGCTAAGAATTATCAAGATATGTATTTTGAGAGTAGGTATGAGGCCAGTGGGAAAGGATATAGCATCCCGGACTTTAAAAAAGTTTCTTTCGCTTTTGGTCTTTCTTATGCAAAAATAGAAAAAGATCATAAAGGATTATTTTTTATGAGCCCTAATGAGTTTCTGGAATTAATAGAAGAAGACAATCTTCAAAAAAGGCTATCACAACTATTAGCAAAAAAGGGGCCATGTATAATAGATGTAGATATGAAAGATATGTATAAATATAAGCCTTATCTAGGTTGGGGAATGCCGATAGAAATGCAACTTCCTTTATTATCAAAAGAAGAGTTCTTAGAAAATATGATTATTAAGCCAGTAAATAATTGGGAAGAAATTTATGAAAGATATAAGAAATAAGGAGAAAATATTTATGAAAAAAGAAAAAATATTTATGAAAAAAGAAAAAATATTTTGTGCTTTCTTAGATAAAGATAAAGAGGAAGCCTTTATTTCTGTCTTAGCTGAAAAAATAGTAGATCCTATTCTAACCTCTTCACAAATAGAATTATATGTTCACGAAGAAATCAACCATAAGTCTTCTAAAAAACCATTTTGGGTAATTACAGAAAAAAAGACAGGCCTCTGGATTTTAAAAGGAAACACAAAAAGAGAAGCTATAGAAGAAGTAATAAAATTACTTAACGAATCAGAAAAAATAGAAGACATAAAAACAGCAATAAAAATAAATCTTATAAAAGAATAACTTCCTATGAACATTAACCCCCCTAAAATCTTAGCAGTAATAACTACTTTTAACCCTGGCGATATTGGATGGGTTACCTCTAAACAGGGGTCTTCTTTTAATCATTTTTGGTTTAAAACAATATATAGTTGGTTAGAACAGAAAGAAGTAGAGTTAGATTTAATAGTAGCTGATACTATATCTGGCTCTATCAGTAGAGAGAGGCTAAAGGCTTATCAAGAATTAAGAAACAAATTCAATCTTATATTTATCAATGAACACTACAGTATGCTTGTGGCAATCAATTTAGCTATAATGCTTTCTAAGAAAGAAAAATATAATTACTTTGCCTTTTCTCATTCAGATTTAGAATTCCAAAATAAATATAATTTGCAAAAACTGTTGGGTATTTTTGGAAATTATCCCAATACAGTTTTGGTGGCTCCTCAATCAGATAGAGATATGTTTCTTTATTCTCCTCAGCTTATCTGTTTTAATGAAGATAGAGTTCCATCAAGGATAGTTATAGGGGAGGGAGTGAATGGTCATTTATTTATTTGGAACAAAAGATTTGCTCAGGCTTATGACTATAAAATACCAGATATTTTAGAAGGAAGCAGAGTAGAGGATTTTTTTCATTATCTTTGTGCAGCTATAAAAGGAAATTGGATGATTTCTCATGATGTTCAAATAAACCACTTGGTTAATCAAGATAAAGGTGGAGATTATAGAAACCAAGAAAGCAAGTTCTATCACAAAGATTTCTATCAAATGCTAAGAGAGGGGGTTCCTTTAGGACTGGGACATCAAGAATGTCTTCCTTATTCAAAAGAACCTAATAGAATAGATAAAGATAGGAAATTGTATAATAAATCTGGATACCCTATCTATGATAAAGCTCTACATTTCTACCTAAAAGAAAATCTGTTTCTAAAAAAAGATAGGTTTGATTATGATAAAATTAATTATTCAATGAAAATGAAATGAGTATAGATCTAAAGGAAGCAGTCAGGCTAACCTTAACACGGTACGAAAAGGTCTTGGCTGGTGATAAGACCGGCTGGGAAGGAAGATGCCTTATGTGTGATTACCAGAGTACACTGGCTCAATCCGCCATTTGTAGAGGGTGCCCCCTGGAAGGTTGTTCCCAGGGGAAATTCCCCTATTTTGGTGCAATCAAAGATTTACACTATATAAGCCCGAGTCTACGGCAGGAGCAGTGGGATTACATATGTGATCACTGGCGAGGGCCAAAGGGCTGCCAAGAAATATCCCATGATTCCAGGATAAAATGGCTCCTGGAGCAAAGATATGGGGAGTTAAAACAACTTTTGGCTGAATGGCTATAACGTCAAGGGTCAGAGGTGGCTCTTAGCCATCTTCTGCGCCCGCTGGTTATCTTGAGGGTTTATAATTTGGTTTTTGTAACTACAAGATTTCAAAGCAAAACAGACGAATGGTCTACACCAAATGACCTGTTTAAACCATTGGATGATGAATTTCATTTTACTCTTGATGTGGCGGCAACATCTGAGAATGCAAAAGCCAATCATTTTTTTACGGCGGATGATGATGGGTTGTCCCAAGAATGGAAAGGAATATGCTGGATGAATCCACCATACGGACAGCAGATAAAGAAATGGATAAAAAAGGCATGGGAAGAAGCTGGGAGGGGGGCTACGGTCGTTTGCCTTCTTCCGGCCCGCACAAATACAGGATATTGGCATGATTATTGTCTCAAGGGTGAAGTTAGATTCGTCAGAGGATATCCCAAATTTGGAAAAGCAAAACAAGGATTGAAAGCACCTTTGGCTGTGGTAATTTTTCATGCAAGATAACATAAAGGCTGACTTGCCGGGGCTTCCCCGGTCAAGTCCAGCCGCTTGTTAGAAAGGAAATTTATGATGAGTAATACAAGGAAAAACATCTTAAGTAAGCAGGAAATTATTGATATTATTCTCGAAGATTTGGAAAATAATGGGCCAATAATGAATAAATTGCAAAGACGTTTTGATCCGTTGAATATGATTAGACATGTAGACACTAGAGATGCGATATCATGTTTTACACCGAATATTAGCCATCTTACTTTAGCTGATTTAGCCAAGCTTAATGAAAAAAAAAGAAATCGTTGATTAGAAGGGAAGGAATCCATGAGGGGGGTTAAATTGTGATAGATATATTATTTATTCATCCAGGAGGCCAAAAAGGCATTTATCAAGAATTATCTAATAATCTAACTGCTATATGCCCTCCAGCTTATACATTATTATTGGCTGATTATGTAAGAAGACAAGGGTATTCAGTAGCAATACACGATTGCAATATATCAGAATGGAAAGAAAAAACAGCGGGAGCTTTAATTTATTATTATGAGCCTAAGCTTATAGTTATATGGGTCTTTGGCCACCATCCCTCAGCTAGCACTCAGACTATGCCTATAGCTAGCCAAATAGCTAAAGATATTAAAGCTGTTAATAAGGATATACCTATAGCTATGGGAGGTATTCATCCATCAGCTTTGCCAGAGAGAACTTTAGAAGAAGAGGCTATTGATTTTGTAATAACTGGTGAAGGCCCATACCAAATAATCGATATTCTTGATTATATAAGGGGAAAATCTAAAGGTAATAGTTCTATAGAGTTAGCTTTTAAAACCCCAAATTTAGGGCTGTTCTGTGCCTCTGAGAGGGTATTTATAGAAGATCTTAATAAAGAATTAATTGGTTATTCTTGGGATCTTATTCCCTCATTGGATTATTACCGATCCCATAACTTTCATTGCTTTCAATATTTTAAGGATAGTAAAAAGGAGGATTTTAGTGATGTTAGATCTCCTTATGCTGCTATTTATACTAGCCTTGGCTGTCCAAATAATTGTTTTTATTGCTGTGCTAATCATTTGCATAAGGGAGAAGGAAGAGATTGGGAACTAAAAACTATTCTAAGATGGATAGATGAATTAGTACTGAAATATGAAGTAAGAAATATCAGAATACATGATCATTTATTTACTTATGATATTAAGAAATTAGAGTCCTTTGCAGACCAAATAAAAGAAAGAAGATACAATCTTAATCTGTCTATTTATGCTCGATTAGACACCCTTAATGACAACACTCTTTTTTCTATGGCTGAAGCTGGAGTAAAATGGATAGGTATAGGCATAGAATCAATTAATGATATTAAAAACAGAAAAGCAAAAGAAACAATAAAAATGACACAAGATTATTTTATGTTTACCTGTACAAATTATATGTTTGGAATGCCTAATGATACTTTGCAATCTATGCAAGAGACTTTAGACCTGGCTCTAGAGCTCAATACAGAATTTGCTAATTTCTATTGTACAATGGCATATCCTGGTAGTCAATTATATGAAAAAATTAATAAAGAGGAACCTTTTAGATTACCTTTATCATGGGAAGGATACTCTCAACATGGATACGAAACTTATCCATTGTCTAACCAAAATCTTCTTGCCAAAGAAATCCTGGCTTTCAGAGATAAGGCTTTTCATCGATACTTTGGTAGTGAAAAATATTTAAATATGATAAATAAAAAGTTTGGTTCCAAGGTAGTTAAGCATATTCAGGACTTCAATTCTATCAGATTAAAAAGAAGGCTATTGGAAGATTGTGACTAGTCTCTGACTGCATCGGCCTACTCAACCGGAGATAATAAACCATGAGCGTTTCTTTTTCTTGCCATTGTGAGAAATATAGCGATACGAGAAGGAATCTTCAAGAGACAAAGGGATAAGTAGGAACATTGACTTATTTGAGAAAGGAGATTGTTATGTATTCTTTTTGTGCCCGATGTAAAACCAATAATGACCTTGGGAAGATCATTCAACCAATAGTTCTTGTAGGACATTATCATACCATCCTATGCCAGGATTGTCGGAATGACCTACAAGAGACTTTTGCCGAGAATGAGTTGTATCTCCACTGGAACCGAGAAAGGGCCTTCTTTTTTAAGACCCAGGACGTAGATAAAGCCATAAGTAGTACAGATCGACTAATGGTATTAGAGAAAGAGTTGTTTCAGATTTCTAAAGCCTGGGTAGAAAAGGGGGCTGGGGATTGGTAAACAAAATGAAAACCCGTTTATTGGAGGAGATCATGGAAAATTTGCTGATTCCGATAATTAAAGGGATCTGTATAGCGATTTTATTAGGGACGCTTGGATTGGAAATAAATGAGGATCATTGGTGGATCACAATGGGATCGTTGCAAATTCTGACTCAAATTTGATTCCCCGAACGACAAGCTCACCTGCCGCCGATCCTGGCGGTTAGGTGGAGTGACTAGTTATGTGTTTTATTGGAGGGTCCATGAAGAAAAAGGGAGGGGTAATCCATGTGGTGGCAGAATGTGAGGATTGTGCGTGGCGGACAGAAGAATATAAAAATGGGCAAGCGATAGCCGCAAAACACGCCAAATCTAAGAAGCATAAGGTTAGAGTAGACGTGGGGCTTGTTTTTGAATATGATGGTAGAATACAGAAAACATAACGTAGAAATCAGCGGGAGCCCTTAGTGATCCGCTGGAATGCCTTGTTAGCACTTTTTTATAGGAGGATAATATGGGAGCAAAATTGAAAGACCTGATAGGCAAAACGATGATGAGTGTTGAGAACAAAGACAATGAGGAGATAATTTTTACCACAGATAAAGGGGAAAAATACAAACTATATCACACATATGATTGTAGTGAATCTGTTACTGTTGAGGATGTCATTGGCAATCTGGCGGATTTAGTAGGTTCCCCACTTCTGATGGCTGAAGAGGAGACGAGCAACGAGAATCCAGAAGGGATAAATAAAGAATATCAGGAAAGTTTCACATGGACATTCTATAAATTTGCCACCCTGAAAGGTTATGTAACAATTCGGTGGTATGGTGAATCGAATGGATATTATAGTGAGAGTGTGGATTTCTGTGAGTGCTAACAGACGTTAGGTTGATGTCTACCTAAGAGTAAGTACGAAATGAGAGGTAATGTGTGACATTGAAGAAGATATATTTCAAATCAGATAGTGGAGCCATAAAAGCATAAGGAAGTAGCAGAGAATAACAGCGATGAGGATCTTGAGTATGACATAAACGAGGGAGATCTTCCATATCCCAAGGAGTACTAATGGCCAGGACATACCGCAAGCAACGAGACCGTACCCATAATACCCGGGCCCGTAAAAGGCAGAGATATGAAAAGAAGATGGGTCTGGAGAATAAGATTCTGGTAGCGTGGGAACCCCAGCTTCGGTTCCATAAATATATTAGTGAGGGAGGATAATTATGTTTCCTGAAACCGCAAGGAATTTAGCTTTAGACTGTATCCAGAAAGCAATTTTAGGGCTGTGGGATAAAGATATGGCAACTATTGCAGATAAGCTATTTGAGAAAGTTAAAGGGTTATTACGGGTAGCTTTTGAGGAAGAAGAAGAAAAAGAAAAGGTAGAGAGGAAAAGAATCCAGATAGAATATGAGGATGGAGAAGTTAAGAAAATTATGCCACCGAGAAAGAAGGGGAGAACGTAAAGGCTGACTTGCCGGGGCTTTTGACGGTCGGGTCAAGTGGTTTGTTAGACGGAGGTTTTTAAGATGGTTAAAACTCTTTTTATGGAAACCACTAAAATTTCTGCCAGTCAAACCGTGGGAGAAATTCAGCGGTTATTGGGCAATTATGGAGCAAGTGCTGTCCTGACAGAATATGAAAAAGGCGAAGTTATAGCTGTCTCATTCAGGGTTCTATTCAACGGGCAGCATATCCCCTTTCGTCTCCCCTGCCGATGGCAAGCGATTTTTAAAAAATTGCAATCCAAGAGAAAGAGAAGACCCTATAACCGTAATGATGAAACACAGGCCCGCCGGGTGGCCTGGAGACAGATTCTTCGCTGGATTGAAGCACAATTAGCCCTTGTGGATACCGAGATGGTTCAAATTCAAGAAGTTTTTATGCCCTATCTTCAAATGAATACGGGCAAAACATTGTACGAACAACTAGAAGAAACCAAGTTCAGAATGATTGATCATAAATCCGTAGTGTAGTGAGCTACAAAAACTTTTTCTTGGCTTTTTCTTTTCTTTGTTGTATAATATATTTATTCTGTATGGAGGCCCCAAGGCCAGGCAGGGGCAACGAAGGAAGCTTCTCGGAAAAGCTTCCTTCCCTCCAATCAACTGACATCAATAATTTTCCGAGGATTAGTGCATGTTAAAAAAACTACCTAGATTTAAGTGTAAGTCTGCCAAAATAAAAAATAGAAAGGCTTTGGCATTACTTGAATTAATCTTGAAAGCCACTTCTTCCAACAATTCAAACAAAGATCCACTAATAATCTCTCCAGATCAAATAGCTTCCTTAGATATTAAAAACCCCTATGACAAAAAAGCTACTTTGTATTATCTCCAAAGACTACAAGCTCAGGGTAAATTGATCCTTTCTGAAGATAATACACACAAAAAAGAAGCCACTCAAAAATCACCCTCCCACAAGACATACAAAAGAAAAGCTATTGACTCCCCCGTAAAAAAATCTGAATCTGAGCAAGAGCTTCAGAAGAGAGCTCTATTAATCAAAAGCAAATTCTTCATCAAAAAACATTATTAGAAGGAGTAAAGAAAATGAAAAAAATAGAACCAAATTTTATATTTGAGGATACTTTTTTTAGTAAAGGTTTTACACCAATCCCTAAGTATATCCAGTTAAATCCAATATTATCTATACAAGGCAGGATGTTATATGGGGTTTTACTTAGTTTTGCTTGGGAAAATAAAAAGCTCTGCTTTCCAGGAATAGAACGCTTAATAAACATAATGAATCTATCCCAACCTCAGATTAACAAACATTTGAATGAATTAAAAGAGGCCGGGTTAATTAAAATTATAAGGAGGGGACAAACATTAACTAATCTATACATATTCAATAAATTACCCAATGAAAAATACAAAAAATATCTCTCAGAACATGCTGAAAAACTCTTTAAAAATAGGCCTCCTTTTGATCAAAAATTTGCTAGTGATCAAAAGTCTACTTATGATCAAGATCAAAAGTCTACTTATGATCAAGGCGAGAGCATTCGTGATCCCATCTATAATCAAGATAGAAGCAGGTTTGGGAACGTTTACGATCAAGATTATAAATTTAGTGATCAAAAGTCTACTTATGATAAAGAAGAAGAAGATAAGAATAAAGAAGAAGAAAAGAAAAGAATAAAAGAGAAAAAATTTAAATCTACTCTTCTTTTAAAACCAAAGAAACTAAAAGACCCTAAAAACAAGATCTCTCTTCCAAAGGACTTTAAACTTTCCGAGAAAATGAAAGAATATGCTTTAAGCAAATTTCCTAATATGGATATAGAAACCGAATTTGAATTGTTTAAGAATAAGCATTTAGAAAAAAAGTCAAAGTTTATACTTTGGGAGAGGGCTTGGGAGAATTGGATTTTAAATCAGGTTAAGTGGGCTAAAGAAAAAGAAGGCAAACTTAATAATGTCAATCAGAATTATGGAGTTTTCTTAGACTCTCCTCTCCCATCACAGAAAGATCAAGAGTATGCTTTGGATTGGTTTAATACTGAGTGTCGAACAGAGGAGTTTGAAAGAGATTTGCCTCCTTATGAGTTAGATAAACTAACAGAAAAAGAAAGATCTCAGCTTAATAAGGCTATATGGTTATGCAAAGAAGTGGTTAATAAGGATAATAAAGCAATAATACAGGACAACGGACGGCCCTGGAAAGATATAATAAGAAAAGAAGAGTGGATAGATAATCCAGCTTGGGTAAATGATGGTCGGAGGCCTTGGGAACAGCAGGGAGAAGATAAGATATTAAAAGTTACAGAGATGGAAGAGCCTTTAGACAATGTTTGCTGCCAGGGAGCTCATCCTACCTTGAGATTTGGTTATCATTGGAAAACAGCTTTTAGAGAATTAAGTAAGGCTTTGTGGTTTGCTTTTAGGAAGGAGGAGGAATCTCCTAATTTAAAAGAGCGGAAAGTTTTTTTAGGTCATCTCTTATCAAGATGGGTATGGGAAGAAGTATTGCCAAAATATATGGAATGGAATTGGCTTTTTGAAGGCTTTGAATTAAACAAGATCTTTTTAGATAAATATCTTCCAAAAAAAGAGAGCAAAGAAGAAGGTGAAAAGAAAGGTAAATATATTTAAGAAGGGATTTTCCTTTTTATGTATGAGCTTAATCACTACTTACAAGACGCTGTATTAAAGCTTATGATAGAAGAAAAAGAGTTTTTAAGAAGGGGCGCAATAATAATAGATCCTATAATTTTTACTGAGCCGGTAAGAAAAATAGTTTGTAGAAAGGTTTTGGATTTTTATTCGTCCTATCAAGATGCTCCGGGTTATGAGATTTTTCTTATTGAGGAGAAAAAAGACAAAAAAAATATAGAGAAGGAGTTATTAATTTATTTAGAAAATTTATTAGAGATGTCTGTTAATAGGGATTTTGTATTAAGTGAGCTTAATAGTTTTGTGCGGAAGATGGAGCTAGTTAGGGTGTTAGATGATAGTGAGGAGTTACTTAGAATGGGCCGTTTGGACGAGATAGAAAAACGATTATATTCTACCCTTAACAAGGGGATAAAAGACCTTAATTTAGGAAGAGATTATTTGTTAGACGGTTTGATGGCTTATTCAAAGAAAGAGTATAATAAAGGGGTTATTATAGGTATTGATAGAATAGATAGGAAGGGGTTAGAAAATAAGGGGCTGGAGCCAGAGCGAGTGGCTTGCTTTATGGGGGCACCAAAGGGAAAAAAGAGCTGGACTTTGGTTCACATGGTTATTCAGGCAGCCTTACAAGGGTTTAGGGTTCTTTTGGTTTCTTGTGAATTGAATACGGATGAAATAATAGGGAGATTGGATACTATTATTTCAAGAAAAGAGCTAGCAGAGATATTAAATGATCCACAAAGAATAATTGCTATTAGGAAAAAAATAATGAGGTTTGGAGGAGGAATTAGGATTAAAGATTTTCCTAATTATTCAATTACTGTAAGGGATATAGAGGCAAGTATAGATCAGTTAGAATTAGTGGAAGGATTTAGTCCTAATGTAGTAATAATAGACTATGCTGATTTATTGAAGCCGGAAGAGAAATATAAAGAGGGGAGGGATAAATACGATGATGTATTTAAGGGATTGAAGCGGATGTCTTCAGTAAGGAAGATATTGATTATAACTGCTACCCAGGCAGTGCGGGCGTCGATAAAGAGGAATAGAAAATGGAAATGGGACGTAAGTGAGGATATAAGAAAAATGGCTCATGTGGATTATATGTTTGGTTTAAGTCACCCTACTGATAAATTGGCCGATTCTGTTTTGAGGGTAGATTTGGTAGCTAATCGGACCGGAGAGGAAGGGTTTTTTGCTGATGTGAGAATGGATCTTAAAAGGGGAATAGTATTTGGAGAATCTATTAGTTTAGGTGGAGAAGATAGAGAAGAGGACTAGAACTGTATTTTATTATGAGGAAATATGAGAAGCCCAATTGGTTGGTTTGGTGGAAAAGGTAATATGGTAAGAAAAATAATTCCCATTTTAACCAGGATACCCCATGAAAGGTATGTAGAGCCGTTTGGCGGAGGGGCCTCAATTCTGTTGGCCAAGAAGCCTAAACCAGTTGAGGTTTATAATGATTTAGATCATGGCCTATATGATTTCTTTTCTGTGCTAAGTAATCCTGAGTTATTTGACCAGTTTTATCGTAGGGTAGCAGTATTGCCTTATAGCAGGCAGTTTTATAATGAATACCGAAAAGAGTGGAAGGAAGAAGCAGATAAGATTGTCAGGGTGGCTAAGTGGTTCTTGGTGGCAAGGCAGAGCTTTAGTGGTGCTTTTGGAGGGAGCTGGAGCAGCAGTGTAACCTTAACACATAGGGGAATGATCGCAACTTGTTCTAAGTGGTTATCCTGTATAGATATGCTGCCCCAAATACATGCTCGGCTACAACGAGTACAGATTGAGAATGCTGATTTTAGGACCATACTAGACCGGTATGATACTCCCAAAACGCTTTTTTATTGTGATCCGCCATATATTCCCGAGACACGTAAAGCTGGTGGGTACACCCATGAAATGACTGCCGAAGATCATCAAGAACTTGTTACTCTTCTTCTTAGCTTGAAAGGAAAAGTGGTTTTATCTGGATATAATCACCCCAACTATGACCCATTAGAACAAGCTGGCTGGGAAAGATACGATTTTCATACTGCTTGTTATGTGGCTGGTAGAACTCGTAGTAGCGGTTTACAAGGAAAGGGTAAAGCCTTAGAAAAACAGGGACGAGTAGAGAGCCTCTGGATAAAACCATGTGCCAAAGGAAGGTTGTTTTAAGGCATAAATATTGGAGGTAATAAAAATGCTTCAAAATTATGAAGGTAAAAAACGTTTTTGTATAAGGGAAAATAAAAAATGGATTTTAATTTATTGAATTATTTGGAATCAAGAAATATTTTTTATAGAATTGAGGGGAAAAATGTAGGTAGGGAAGATGTGGCTATATCCTGCTTGTTTTGTGACGATCCTAGTTATCATCTTAATATCCATAAAACTATAGGGATGTATCATTGCTGGGCTTGCGGGGCTAAAGGAGGAATATTTAATTTAATTAAAACTATAGAACCGGAAGGGACTAGGATAAAGGATATATTAGCAGATTATTTTGGTTATGAAACAAGGGAAAAAAAGGAAAGGAAACCATTTAAAGTAGATTTTAATGATTTAGATTTTATTCAAAGAGTAGGTTATAAAGGAATTTATGAAAATTTATTTTGGCCTCTTTTATCTGAATGGATAGAGGATAGGGGATTTGATAAGGAGGATTTATATAAATGGGATATTTCTTTGGCTAAAGAACGGAACCATTATTTTAGTTATCGTATAATAGTTTCTGTGTGGGAAGAAGGCGAAAGGGTTTGTTTAGTTGGTAGGGATATGACTGGAAAGGCTAAAATTCGTTATTTGCCTGCTCCTAATGGAAGTATGAGAAAGAATTATCAATCCTGTTTATATAATATAGATTTGTCTTTAGAGAAAGGAGGTTTAATATTTGTGGAAGGAATATTTGATGTGTGGCGATTAAGTAAGATTAAAGAGTTAGATAACTATGCAGTTATTGGTACTTTGGGAAAAGTTTTATCATCAGATCAGGCTTTTTTAATTAGAAATTTGGTTAGTAGAAGGAATTTGATGGAGGTGGTGGTATGCTTGGATGGGGGGAGTGAAAAGGAAGTTAAAAAGTTTATTGAAACAATTTCTCCTTATCATAGAAATATAACTGTTGTGGAGCTACCCGAAGGGGAAGACCCGGACAGTTTAGGAAAAAAAGGACAGTTTGAATACTATTTTTATAGGAGGAAAAGGATTATCTAAGGGGGAAGGAAAGAACATCCAAATTTCGGCCTGTTTTAGGCTTCTCCTAGGGTATTTTAAATGGATTGGAGATTAGAATGATGAAAGGAGAGAGAAAGGAGATGAGAAAGATTGATATCAGACTGATTGATTTGAGATTGGTGAAAAAGATGATATGTTGGTGGGCGAGCACTACCTATGAGGCCTTGCGGTATAGTGATTATTCGGGAGATTATGAGGATTTGGTGCAGGATGGAATAGTTGTTTTTTTGGAAGCTTTGAATGCCTATGACCCCACCAGGGTAGGGAAGCAGGGGAAAAGGTGTAAATTCAGTTCGTTTTTGTATAGGTTATTAATGAATGAGGCCAAGAATAGAAAGAAGAAAATTATGATAAAAAGAAAAAGATTGGGTGAAGTATTTGATGCTTGTGAATATCTGTTTGCGGTTGATAGGAAAGGAAAAGAAAGAAGTCAAGAATTTAATTACGAAGAAATTGGTAGGATAATTGTATAATATAGATAAAGGATAAATTAAGGAGGGCTAGAAAAATGGCTAAGAAGGGAAATAAGAAGGAAAGAGTTAAGAAGGAGAGTATACATGAGAATACGGAGTTGGAAAGGTATGCTCTAATTATGGAAGTGATTGAGGAAGGGGATATTCCTGTATCTGAGGAGAATTTGGAGGAGGTAACTGTAGCTGTTCTAGAAGCTATAGGAGGGGCAGAAGGTGATGAGCGAATAACAAAAGAGATGGCAGAATGGTTTAATAGGGAGGCAGAAAAACGAGGGCTGCTTGAGGAAGAAGGGATTGGGCTTGAAGAAGAGTCTTTGATAATAGAAGAAAAGAAAGAAGAAAAGAAAGAAGAAAAGGAAATAGAAATTCCAGAAGGGATTGATAGTTTTGCTGAGAGATATTTAAAGCAGGGTAATCCTTTTACCAGAGGAACTTCAGCTTTCCTTGCTTATGAATGTCTTGAGATAATGGGGAACAAAGATGTTGCAGAGGTTATATTATTAATGGAGAAGGGATTGGAAAAAGCTGGGATTAGATGCAGTAATGTAAAAGCTAGAATAGAAATGGCAAGGAAATTTGGGGAGAAACGGGGATGGCTAATAAAAAGAAAATAGTAATATTAGGGTTGGGTTTAGCTGGCTCTATAATGCAGGCAGTATTATCTACGTGGGAAAAAGAAATCCTGAATGAAATCTGCATTATAGGGGACAGTAAGTATTGGGATCATAAGGCTTTATTCCGGTTTCAGAATGCAGATTTAGGGGCCTTGTTGGGTATTGATCTTATAGAGATTATTGTTTATAAGGCTATATATTATCGAGGGAAGGTGTATACTGAATCTAATATATTATTTTCAAATTTGTATAGTCTTAAAACAGTAGAAGCTTTGATAATAAAGTCAATTAAAGATTTGACCCCGAGGATGAGATGGTTGCCTAAGACCCGGGGCCATTTCAGAGAAAGTAGAATAAACAGAGGTTGGATTAAGGTTTTACCTGGTAGGGTGTCTCAGGTGGGTCTTGGTTGGGTAAGTTATGAGGCCGAGGATTGTAAAGGGAAGGGGGAGATAGATTGTGATACAATTATTAGTACATTGCCTATGGAATTTGTGGTTAATTGTTTGGGGCTAGATTTAGATGAAAGAATAAAATTTAAATCTAGTCCTATATTTATATATAGAGCAGATTTTGAGCCTGAATTTAATGAATTATGTCAAACGATTTATTTTCCTGATTTGGAGTTTCCTGTTTATAGAGCTTCTATTGATTTTAAGGAGATTATTATAGAAGCTATTAGAGAATGCAAAGAAGAGGAACTTTTAGAGGTTCTCGGAGCATTTGGATTGTCAAAGATCCATTTGCCTGGAAAAGGAACATTTGATTGCTTTATTCAGAAATATGGTAAAATAAAGCCTTTGCAAGATGAAGTTAGGCAGACACTTCTTTATAAACTTACAACAGATTATAATATTTATAGTTTGGGGAGGTTTGCTTTATGGAAAAACTTGAAAGCTGATGAAATATTGCAGGATGCCCAAAAAATTAAAAAGTATATTGAATCTCCTGTTTTATCCCAAAAATATTTTTCAAGAAGGGGAGGGGTTTGATGGATGTTAAATTGGTGAATTATACTTCTGATGCTTTAGAATTGCTTATTTTTAGTAAACAAACTAGGCTTTTAACAGAGAGTGCAGAGTTAGATGATATTAAAAAATTATCCGAAAAGGAGAAATTGAAAGAACTTCAATATATTAAAGGAACAATAAATAGTAGCTGGGAATTTGTAGATTATGTATTTTTGATTATAGGGGTTTCTAGAGCTTTTACTCACCAATTGGTGAGGCATAGAGTGGGAGTATCTTTTGCTCAAGAGGCACAAAGGGTTATAGACGCTTCTGAGTTTGAATATTTGGCTGCGAATACTTGTAAAGATTTGGAAGAATATCATAAGGGGATGGAGGCTATTAGGGATAATTATAAGGCCTGTCTTGGTAAAGGGGCAAATATACAGGATGCTAGAGGATTACTGCCTACTAATATTTTGACTAATATATTGTTTAAGGTTAACTTGAGGGCCTTGAGTACAATAATGAATATTAGGTTGTGTTATAAGGCTCAAGGGGAATTTCAAGATGTGGCTCGGAAGATTAGGGAAGAGGTTATAAAAATACATTTTTGGGCAGAGTCATTTTTGGAGGTCTATTGTGTAGATAAAGGAATTTGTGCATTTCCTAATTATACTGGCTGTCCAATAAAAGAAGTTTTATTAGAGAGAAAAGAGATGAAGACTGAAGCAAAAAAGATTTGGCTAATAACAAAACATGAAGTTCAGCCAATTTAATTGGTTAAGAGGAGAGATTGTTATGAATAGAAGCAGGATAGCAGTGGTGACAGGAGGCTGCCAAGGACTTGGATTAGAGATTTCTAAAAATTTAAATAATCGGGGAATTGCTGTGATAAGTCTTGCTATTTCTCTGCCTAATAAAGAGGATGCTGTGGTGGGAATAAGAAATATTATCTGTGATGTTTCTAATGCTAAAGAAATATTTGATTGTGCTCAGCAGGTGCCTGTTGTAGATATTCTGATTAATAATGCTGGAATTAATAAGATAAATTATTTGGAGAATTTGGTTGAAGCTGATTGGGATTCTGTTCTTGGTGTTAATGCAAAAGCAATATATTTAGTCACAAAACAGTTTTTAAATCAGTTGAAACAATCTAGGGGGATCGTGGTAAATATAATTAGTAATGCCTATCGGATTCCTATGACGGCTAGTTTAGCTTATAATGCGAGCAAAGGGGCTGCATATATAATGACGAAACAGCTTGCTAGAGAGCTTACTAAAAAATATGGTGTTACTGTATTTGGTGTTGCTCCAAATAAATTGGAGGGGACTGGTATGAGTAAATATATAGAGAAAAGAACCTTGGAAGTAAGAAGTTGGACAGAAGAATACGCTAAAGAGTATCAGTCAAATTCTATAGTTTGTGGCGAAGAGACAGATCCAGTAATTCTTGCTGATTTTATTGGTTATTTGGTTAGTGAGAAAGAGAGATGTAAATATCTTTCTGGTTGCATTTTGGAATATGGAGATTGAGAGATGTGCTGTTATAAAGGAGGAAAAACAGATAGAATTGATAAAGCTATTAAGTTAGGCTTGAAAACTCAAGAGGGTTATGAAAATGTGTTGGAGGAGATGGCTGAAATCAGATTGAAAAAGGTTTATCAGTATGGTGAGGATAGATATGAGAGGGGAGATATTAAATTTGATATGATAATGTGTTATTCTGATGTTTATAGAAAATATATTAGATTAAAAAGACTCATATATCATATCTTGGAAGGGGCCGAGGAGGTTAATTCTGTATTAGCTGTATTGCGGGAGACATATTTGGATTTAGCTAATTATGGAGTTATGGGCGTTCATAATATAGATTTATACACAGGAGAGGGAGACAAGGAAGGTGGAGATAAAAATAGATCAGATTGCTGTGTATGCTGAGGAACCTTTAATGATTGTTGATATGTTAAAAAAAATTGGTTTACGAGATTGGATAGAAGATGAGGTTATAGCTGAAGGATTTGTTTATGGGAGAAAGACGACTAATAAAGCAAGGTTGTTTTTTAATTATCAATTATTGCCATGTGAGTTTGAAGTGCTACAGTATGAGAGGGGAGATTTCTGGCATAAGATTAGGGGATTAGAAAGAGGAAGGATTTTTATTAGTCATTTTGGTATGCATGTGGAAGATATAGAAAAATATAAGCATGTTATGTTTGCTGAATTTCCTGATATTAGACCAATTCAGGAAATGATTACAATTAGTCATCAGAATTTAGCTATTAAAGATAGGACATATAAATATATTATATTTGATACATTATCCATTTTGGGTTATGATTTGAAAGTTATTCAGAGAATTTTTAAATAATTTTAAAGGCTTGGATTATGGAATTTTGCCCACTGCATATTCACACTGAGTTTTCGTTACTTGATGGTTTCTGTAAAATAAAAGATTTGGTAGCTAAAGCTGCAGCGATGAAATTTCCATATTTGGGTATTACTGATCACGCTAGTATTTCGGGAGGATTTAGATTTATTCGGTCTTGTAAAGAGGCTGGAATTAGGCCTATAATAGGCTGTGAGTTTTATGTAGTTGATGATTTAAATTGGCCTGGTTTAAGGGCGGAAAGAAATAAGCAAGAGAGAGAGCAGAGATTTCATGTTTTAGTTTTGGCTAAGTCATGGGTGGGTTTGCAATCTATTTCCTTGGCTTTAACTAAGGCTTCTTTTAATTTTTTTAGAAAGCCTAGAATTGATTGGGATGATATATTAGGATTAAAAGATGTTATTGTTGCTACTGCTTGTAGTTCTGGAGTATTGAGTCATCCTAATTATGAAGAAAAAGTGATAGGATTGAGAGAACGATTTGGAGAGGATTTGTATTTGGAAATTATGCCTTTGGATTTTAAAAACCAGATTGAAATTAATTATAGAGCATTGGATCTGTCCAGGCGATTGGGGATTGGTTTGTTAGCTTCTAATGATGTCCATTACATAGAAAAAGAAGAGGCCTTTTCTCACGAAATTTTATTAGCTTTACAGCGGAAGACTACTCTTGATGATCCTAAGAGGTGGAAATTTGATGTAGAGGGGTTGTTTTTGAAGTCAGAAGAGGAAATGATTTATTCTTTTGAGCAATTGGGTATGTCTGAAAAGATATATTTAGATGCTCTCCATAGAACCACAGAAGTAGCAGAAAAATGCTGTTGGGAATTTTCTCCTTTGCTTGTTTCCTTGCCTTCGGTCAGAAGCAAATTTCTGGGAAATTTAGAGGAGAATAAGACGACTGATGAACAGTTGATAGAGCTATGTTTTAATAAGATTATGGGAGATGATCATTTTAGAAAAAAAAAGAATTTTGATGAATATTCAGAACGATTGATTTATGAGTTGGATAGAATAATAGAGTTAGGGTTTAGTGGATATTTTCTGATAGTTCAGGATTTGATAAATCATTGTAGAAAAATGGGTATTTTTGTTGGGCCAGGCAGAGGCTCTGCGTCAGGTTCATTGGTATGTTATTTATTGGATATAACTCGGCTAGATCCGGTGAAATATAAATTGTTATTTGATAGATTTATTTCTCCAGCAAGGATTGATCTGCCAGATATAGACATGGATTTTGAAGATAAGAGAAGAGGAGAAGTAATAGATTATCTGAAAAGGAAATATGGAAAAGATCACGTTGCGGGCGTGGTTACCTGGGGAGAAATGAAAGCTAGAATGGCTTTAAAGGATGTGGCAAGAGTTTTCAAGGTTCCTCAAAAGGATGTCAATGATGTGACAAAATTGATTGTGCAAAGGACTAAGGGGGATGAAAGGACAGATTTTAGCTTGGAGGATTCTTTCCAAATCTTCGAAGGCTGTAAAAGATTTGAGCAAAAATATCCCCAAGTAGTGGGGCAGGCAAAGAAATTTGAGGGATTAGTCCGGCAAAGGGGCAGACACGCAGCCGCAGTAGTAGTGTCTGCTGTTTCCCTGAAAGAAAGAGCTCCTCTAATTACAGAAACCAATGGTGGAGAAACCCTGGTAGCTTATGATAAATATGATCTGGATGATTTAGGATTAATGAAGCTGGATATTTTGGGACTGCGGACTCTGTCTATATTAAGTCTAGTAAAACAATTGGTATTAGAGACTAAAGGAAAAGAGCTGGATTTTGAATCTATTCCTCTAGATGATAAAAAGGTGTTTGAAGAATTAGGGACAGGAAATGCCTTAGCAGTTTTTCAAATGGAAAGTGAAGGATTTATTAAACTGTTGAGAAGTCTGGCTCCAATAACAGAATTTGAGACTTTGGTTGCTGCCAATACATTGCATCGGCCAGGAGGCATTAAATCAGGGATAATGACTTCTTATGTCCAAAGAAGACGAGGGTTGGAGAAAATAGAATATATGATCCCATATATGGAGGAGTTGACTAGAGATACTTATGGATTGATAATATATCAAGAACAAATCATGTTAGCTTTATACGAATTGGCAGGGTTTACGTGGAAAACGGCAGACACTATACGAAAAATTATTAGTAAATCACAGGGACAAGCTAGATTTGCTAAATTTACAGAACAATTTGTAGAAGGGTGTAAAAACCGGCATAATATTCCAGAAAAAATTTCAAGGGTCCTATTTAAGGAAATGAGTTATTCGGGTTCTTATTCTTTTAATAGGAGTCATTCCGCTACCTATACATTGATAGGATATTGGTGCTGTTATTGTAAGATATATTATACTGCTGAATTTTTTGCTAGCTATCTAGCTTTGACTGAAGATAAGAATAAGGTTATTGCAGCAATTAAAGATGCTTTGAGACTGGGGGTAAAATTTTTACCCCCTGATATTAATATTAGTAATTTTCATTGGAAAATAGTATTGGAAAATACTTTGCAGGTAGGATTGTTAGAAATAAAAGGTCTGGGGGAAATAGCAGCAAGGGCAATATTAGATAGTAGAGAATCAGGCTCTTTTAAAAATATTGAGGATTTTTTATATCGAATAGATAGAAGGAAAGTGAATAAACAAAAGGTTCAGATTCTGGCTAAGGCAGGGTTGTTTGATAATATAAGTATTAATAGAAAAAAATTAATAGAAGCTCTTCCTCTTTATTTGGGTGGAGCAATACAGAAAGGAAAAGGGAACCTTTTAAGGCTGAGGGGTAAAAATAGACTTTTTGGAGAGTCAGGAGATTTGTTATCAAATACTGTATTTAAAGAAGATTTATTTTCAGCAGAAGATTTTGAAGAGAAAGAAAAACAACAGATGCTTATTTCTGAGATGGGAGGGGTGTCTATTTTTCCTGTTAGTTTTTTATCTCAGGTTTTATCTACAGATAATTTGAGAAAATATCTTTTTAAAGAAAAGCTGATGTTGTTAGGTATAAATGAATTGAATAGTAAACAAAAATCTTTACAAGAGCTTTATCTCTTGGGTTTGGTAAAAGATATAAAATATGGATTTAAGCAAAAGGTAGCATTTTTAGGTGGGGTGGCAGGGGCTTCTGAGGGCAGAAGGATAGTCTCAGATTATTTAGGAGGAATATATGGCAATTTTGAAGATGCTACTGATTTTATGATGGTGGTGTATGGTTCTGATTTATATCGGTCAAATAAAGAATTATTAGAATCACTGGCAGGGAGTATTTGCTTGGTTAGGGGAGGCATAAAAATAATAGGCAAGGACAATTTTTTTGTTGATGATCTTGTTTCTATAGATAGATTAGATCAGTGTTTAACATTTCAGCAAGGCCAATTTAGCCAGCAGTGGTTTAATTTGAATAATTATTTTTTGGTTACAAATTCTATTGTTGATTTGTGGGAAGAGATTTGTGATTGTTATTCTTGTGGACTTGGTAAGGAAGGTAAAGGGCCTGTGTTAGCGGATTATATTGAAGGCAAAGCCAGATTTATGATAATAGGAGAGGCCCCAGGTAGGGAGGAAGAAAGCCAAGGGGTTCCATTTGTTGGGAAAGCTGGGATATTATTGATGGAAATTTTAAATGATATAGGATTAAATAGAAATCAGGCATATATTACGAATGTAATAAAATGCAGGCCTCCTGATAATAGAAAGCCTTCTTCTGTTGAAGTTAAAAAATGTAAGAGTTGGTTAGAAAAAGAAATTGAAATGGTAAGGCCTTTGTTGATTTTAGCATTGGGAAATACTGCAGCAGAATTTTTTTCTGGTCAGTCTTCAGGTATTCTTGATAGGAATGCTTCTGTGGAATGGAATTTTGATTGGGGGTGTTGGATAGTTTATAGTATTCATCCTGCAGCAGTTTTGTATGAGGCAGATAAATTACCGCTTTTGAAAGAATCAATAGAGAAGGTGGGTAGATTTTATGACTTGGCTAAGAAGGTTGGGCAGAGGAGGTTTAGGGAAAAGGAGTAATGACTATATAAGGGGAAAGAGAAATGCCTTTACACACAGATTATAGGCCCTTAGATTTTAATGAGATTTATGGAAATACTGCTGTAGTAAATGGATTAGTTAGTTTATTTGATAAAGGAGAAAAGATTCCACACACATTTCTTTTAGAAGGCCCTTATGGGTGCGGTAAGACAACGGTAGCTAGAATAATAACCCAAAAAGTAAAGGGCTCTTTGATAGAGATTAATGGAGCTAATACTAGGGGTATTGATACTATTAGAGAGATGATAGATTTATCTTCTCTCAAGCCTTTGGGTGGGAGGCCTGTTTGTTATTTAATTGATGAAGTTCATATGTTAACAAAGGAGGCTCAAAATGCCTTTTTGAAATTATTGGAAGATACTCCTAAGTATATGTATTTTTTGCTTTGTACTACTGATCCTCAGAAGATAATTCCTACTATTATTAATCGTTGTTCTCGGTATAGACTGAGTAAGTTGCGGGATGGGGATATTAGGGAATTGGTTAGGGATGTAGCGGGGTTAGAAAAAATAGAGTTATCTGAAGAAAAAGAAGAATTGGTCGTTCGGGCTGCTAACGGAATACCTAGAACAGCTTTAATTATTTTGGAACAGATTAAGGATATAAAAAATATAGAAGAGGCAGAACAAATAGCTCTTGATTGTATCTATGAGGATGAGAAAGAAATAATAGAGATTTGCAGGAAGGTAAGTAAAGGATTGTATAAAAGTTGGAGAGATTTTGCGGAAGATTATAGACAATTAGCTTTAGAGCCAGAACCTATTAGAAGGATTATGTTGAGCTATTTTTCTAGATGCTTATTGGGGGCAGGGAGTTCTGAGGAGATAAAAAAATATTCTTGTTTTTGCAATAGTTTGATTGAAGCTAATATTTTCTATTTTGGTGAGCCTGCTTTGATAACTGCTTTGGTGAAGGTTTGTGTAGGGAATTTAGGGTAATTGTATAATATAGGGAAGAGATAAGTGAAGGGAGATGAAGATAATGATAGAAAAGAGAAATTTTATTCAGGAAATAAATATTGATCGGTTTAATCTAGAGAAAGAATGTGCCGAGAATGGGGAGAAGGTAATTTATTGGGGAGAAAAATGGGCAGAGACTGAGGCTCAGAAAGAAAGGACAAAGAAAGAATTAGATGAAGTCAGGGGAGAATTAGATATTAGGATAAGGAAAAATCCTGGAAATTATGGGATAGAGAAAATTACTGAGGGAGTTATTAATTCATTAATTCCTTTACAGGAGAAATATATAGAAGCTAATGAGAAATATATAGAAGCCAGGGAAACAGCCATGACTTTGTCCTTGGTTAAGGAGGCTTTTCTCCAACGAAAAGATTTATTGTTGGCAGAGGTAAGATTATTTTTGGGGGGTTATTATACTTCAGAAGATAAAATTAATTTGGGAGATGAGAAATCTTTTCAGGATAGAATTAGAATGAAGAGGAAATTAAAATCTGATGGATGAAATAGGAAAATATTTTGGGGTTGTTGTATATTTATTGTTAGGGATGTTGATGTTGCCCTTTTTTGTGAGGATATTGGTTTTTAGTTATGGTAAAGCAATAAAAGAATATAGGAGGAGGTATAAAGACGATGAGTGAGAAGAGAAAAAGAGTTATTGAGAGACAGCAAGGGAGTAGTCATTATGGAGATAGAGAAAGCTGTTTAAGGGGAGATATATTACCGATTTATCAAATTAAGAAGGGAGATAATTATATTTGTTTTCTTCCTCCAGAAAAAGAAGATGAATATTTTGGTTTGAGGATATTTGTTCATTATCAAATAGGAGTAAATAGGGGGTCTGTTCTTTGTAATGCTGGAATGTGGGGAACTCCTTGTAGTATATGTGAGGAACGGCATGGATTATATGATAGAGGAGGGGGAGAAAAGGAAATAAAGGCTTTGAATTCTACTCCTCGATATTTATATATAATTTTGGATGTAGCAAATAGGGAGGAGATTAGAAAAGGACCTCAGATATTTTTCGCTCCTATTACGATAGAAGATAATGTAAGAAAACAATGCCGGGATCCTAAAACAGGAGAGATACTTGATATATCTGATCCTGATCCGAAAGAAGGAAGAGTGTTTTATTTTGAACGGAAAGGATCTACTATGACTGATACAGATTATCTTGGGTTTAGGTTGTATCCTATGGATTATGAGATACCAAAGTCTTTGTTAAAAGGACTTCCTAAATTATTAGATCTGCTTGTTAAGAGAACTTATGAAGAAGTTAGAGATATTTTTAGAGGGGGTATAGGAACTGTAAAAAGAGAAGAAGAGGAGGAGAAGGTAAGAGAAATGGATGACGAAATAAAAGATCTGAGGGAAAACCGCTTTAAGGAAAGAGAAACAGGGGTTTTTGTTGAGGGGAATGAGGAAAAGGAAAAGTCTGAAGGAGAAGGAATAGAAAAGAGAGAGGGAGAAGAAAGGATAGGTAGATTAAGGCAAAGATTGAGTGAGAGAGGAAAAAGATAGAAGGATTGTATTATGTGAGAAATCTAGAAATGAGAAAAATAATTAATAAAGCAGATAATAGCTATTTAGATCAGATAGCTAAGGATTTTGACCTTTGGATACCGGGTAAGAAGGAAGTTAGTCCCCGGTATTATTTTTCTGCGGGATCTACTTTGTTAGATTTGGCTATTGGAGAAGGAGGGGGGGTTCCGTCTGGAATTATGGTTGAAGTGTCTGGATGGGAATCTACTGGAAAGACAGCTATTGGGGCTGCTATAGGAGGTAGTTGCCAGAGATTGGGGGGGGTGGTTGTCTTATATGATATAGAAGCTACTTTTGATTATAGACAGAATTCTCTTTATGGATTGGATGCTAGAAGAATATTAACTCCTTCTTCTTCTCCAGGAACTATAGAAGAAACTTTTGACCAAATAAAAAACCTTTTAAATAAGACTAATGAGAAATGTTATTGTTTTATAATTGATAGCTTAGCTGCTCTTGAAACTTTAGAAGAGGCTGGATCTAGCTTTTCTACACCTACTATGGGAACTCAGAGGGCTAGAAAATTTAGTCAAGTACTTAGATCAATGGCTAATTTAATTCAAAAAAAACAGGCTACTTTAGTATTTATTAATCAGTTGCGAAAAAACATAGGCCAGCAATGGGGGAGGAATGAGTCTTCTCCAGGAGGAAGAGCTATTCGTTTTTATTGTTCTCTTAGGATTTTATTGAGGCAGGAAGGAAAAATTAAGGAAAATAAGAATATTATTGGAATTGATATAGAAACTGAAATTATTAAAAATAAGGTAGGAATTCCTTATCGGAAAGCTAATTTTCCTCTCTATTTTAATTATGGAATAGATGATTTGGAAAGTTGTGTTATTTTTATTAGAGGAAATTCTGATAGGCTAGGTAAGAAGGGAGAAAAGTTTAGGTTTGATTGTATAGAGGAGAAATCTTTGATTAAGTTTTTAAATAGATTGGAGAGAGAAGATAAGATAGGAAATTTGAGAAAGATGGTTAAAGAAATATGGGATGAAGTTTATAGTGATAATAGAGGAAGAGAAAATAAGAGAGTTTAGATATGTTGCTTGTTGGGAATTATTAGAATGGATAGCTGAAGGATGGAAAGTGGTATGTATAAGACCCCTGCCTACTACAATTCTTCATTATCTGGTGGAAAGAGAGATATTTGATAGTGAAATACAAGAAAAAGAAGGGAGTTAAAGTTTGTAATGGGATCTAAAGAAGGAGCTAGGAAGGGAAGGGAAAAAGGAAAAAGATGGGAAAGGCAATTTGCAAGGGAATTATCGCTATGGTGGAGTGAGGGGGAGGATAAAGATATTTTTAGGAGGACTTTTGGTAGCCGGTCTATAGTTGAAGCTGATAGTCAGGCTAGAGATATAATGGCAGTAAAAGGGGAAGGGTATCGTTTTACTTCCCGTTATGATATTGAGTTGAAAAATTGTAAGATAGATTTATGGAAAAATTTCTTAAAGGGTGAGAAAGCTCAAATTTATCAATGGTGGGATCAGGCTGAGAGAGAAAAAAAAGAAAACAAACAGGTCTTTTTGGTTATTAAAAGCAATTGGGGAAAGCCTTTGGTAGTGATAGGAGAGCTTTTGTATCAACATTTATTATCTTTTTTTGGTAGTAAATTTAGTCCTTCTTTACTGAAATGGAGGGTTTTAGGGGACAATAGGCTGTTTATTTTTCCCTGGGAAGAGTGGAAGAAATTTGACCCCCGATTATTTTAACTTATGGTTCAGGAAAATTTCCTGAACTTATCTTTTTCCTTATCTAGTTTAGCTCTAGGCAGAGAAAAAGGAGGCAAAAATGAGGGCAATAGATTTAGAAGAAGTGGCTGCAGAAAGTATTAAAGAACTAGGAAAAGTTTTGAAAGATGAGTCTGTAGTTACTCCTAAAACTAAAATAGCAATGCAGACTTTGGGTGCTTATACCAGGCTGCGAGCTACTGATAATCATGATATAGCTTTGAAATATAAGATATGTAAAGATTTTGCAGATAAGAATATGAAGGAATTGAAAGAATTAGTTGCTTTCAATATACCCGAAATAAGGACAGATACTAAACTGATAGCTGAAACTATAAAAAAAGACCTAAAAAAAGTTACGAAGGAAGAGATTAGGGTTTGAGTGAGGTAAGGTTAGGTAGGGTAAGGTTAGGTAGGGTGAGGTAAGGTTTGGTAAGAGAAGGAGGAGAAGAGATGTATAAATGTAGAATAAAAATTAAAGGCTTAGCTCCGTTGAGGATGAATCGTTTTGATTTGGAAAATTATATGAATCCTTCTGGAGTGAAAAAAAACAAAGAAGAAGTTAAAAAAGAAGCTATGAAGTTGGCTTATTATGATGAGAAAGTAGGTTACTATATCCCAGCTGAAGCCCTTCGGAAATGTTTTACGTTAGGGGCAGCGAAAGTTAAAGTTAAAGGGCTTACTAAAGGTTTGTTAGAAGCTGTTTTGGCAATAGAGCCTTGTCCCTTTGTCCCATTGATTGGAGAATTGTCTGGTTTACATGAAGCTGTAGTTAGAATCCCCCCTAGAACCGGGGGTAGAGTAGTAAAATATTGGCCTTTTTTTGAGAACTGGGAGGTGTCTTTTAATTTGGTATTGTTAGATGATCGTATTTTGGAAAGTGTAATGAAAACATGTATTCAGGAAGCGGGTATGCTTTTAGGCCTTTTAGATGGTCGCCCAGTATGGGGGAGATTTGGAATAGAGAATTTTGAAAGGATAAAATAAAGTTTAATTGAGTGCGGTGAGGTCTGGTCTGGTTAGGTAGGGTTAGGTTAGGTCAGGTAAGGTATGGTAAGGTAAGAAAAATGATAGATAAAATTAAAATACAAAATTATCAATCTCATGAGAATACAGAATTGGAGTTGTCTCCGGGTATAAATGTAATAATAGGTGAGACTGATAGAGGAAAGACATCTATTCTGAGGGCTTTGAATTGGATGTTTAGTAATCGGCCTTTAGGAGAAGGTTTCAAATGCGATAAGAATATAGATTCAGAAGTGAGGGTATTTATAAGCAAGGGAGAATGGGATCTAGCTAGAATAAAAAATTTAGAGAAAAATTTTAATGGTTATTTTCTTTATCATAAGAAAGATAATGAAAAAAGATTTGATTTCAATAAGATTGGAAGCGAAGTTCCCGAACCAATTAAGAAGGCTCTAAATTTGTCTTCTATAAATTATCAATCTCAATTATCTAATCATTTTTTGATTAGAGAAAGCCCTGGAGAAGTAGGGAGAGTAATTAATGACTCTACACGGATGGTAGATATTGATTCCGTAATGAGTTGGTTTGAGAAGGAATTAAGAGAAAAACGAAACCAGGAGAGATCCATTTCAAAGGATTTAGAGAATAAAAAAGAAGAAATTAAACAATACGAAGGGATTGAGTTAATAGGAGAGAAAATAGAGAGATTATTGAAATTAGAAAATAAAATACCTCCAATAAAGACTAGATTAGAGAGGTTTTCTTATTTGGTATCTAGATTGGATAAGTTGGAGAAGGAGGAGAAAGAGATTAATGTTTGGATAGATAAGGAAGGGAAGGTAAGGGAGCTTATTAATAGGGTAGGAGAATTAAAAATAAGTGAAGGTAGGATGGATAAAATATCCTTTGGAATTAGTGAGTTGTATAGAAAAGAAAACAGTAAATTGGATTTAGTTTCTAGTCTTGATTCTTGTATTGTAAGTTTAGATAAAATGAAAGAAGGTTTTATTCAAGAAATTATTAAATTGGGGTTTTGCCCATATTGTAGAGGTAAGATAGATGAGAAAAAGGCAGAAGCTTTATTGAAGGGGGGAGAATAAATTATGACCGAATATAGTAAGGCAGAAGAGGCTAAAAAGGTTATTTATGATTTGATTGAGAATTATAGAACTGATTTAAAAGGAATTAATATAGAGCCGGTTTTTCGGAACTCTCCTATTTTAAAGAAGAACAAAGAACTTTGGGCTAAGATATATAGATTATCTGGTTTGTTTAGGTTTTTGTTGAGGGTTGATTTTATTATAGAAATTTATAAAGCTGCTTGGGATCAGTTTTTAGATGACGGAAGAGATGCTTTGATAGCTCATGAATTAAAACATATCGATGTGAGTTATGATAATAAAGGAAAGAGAATATTAAGTTTAATTCCTCATGATTTTGAGGAGTTTATTGAGATTGTAGAAAGATATGGTTTTTGGTCAACTGACTTGGTTTTTATGAAAGATAAACTTTTTGATAAGAAAAGGGGGGGGAACGAAGAGGAGATAAAAACCAAAAAAGTTTTAAAATTTAATAGGAAGGAAAAAGAATAAAAAGATGGTTAAATTCATAGTTTTAGGGGATCTTCATTTAAGAAATCAAAACCCGATTAATCGGAAAGATAATATATTTGAAGCTCAGATGAATAAGCTTAATCAAACGGCTGAGTTTGCGAAGGAAAATGGGATTAAATATATTATGCAGGTGGGAGATTTTTTTGATTCCTATTCTCCTTCTAAAGAAGTGCTTAATAGGACGGTTGGTTGGTTATTTGATAAGCAGGTAGACCAAGGCTTAAATTTTGTTTTAGTTTACGGACAACATGATCTTTATATGAGAAGTTATAGATCTGTTGAAAGAACAGCTCTAGATTTACTTTATAAGGCTGGATTAGTCGAGATAGTTGGAAAGGAGCCTCTTGTTTTAGAGAAAGAAGTTGTTGTTTATGGAATGTCTTTTGGAGAAGAAATTCCAAAGGTTTGTTTAGAGTACGCTAATTTATTTTCTATATTACTTTCTCATGAGCCAATTTTAACTCCTAAACAACTCCAGAAGGATGAAGTTTTTTGTTCTACGGTAAGAAAAATAAATAGAGAGAAGGGAAAAATATTCGATCTTTTTATTAATGGAGATTGGCATTATCCATATTGTAATTCACGTTGCGAAGGAGGTTTGGCTGTATTAAATCCTGGGGCAGTAACCAGATTGAGTTTAGGAGATAGGGAAAGATTGAAGAATTCTGAAGGTAAGATAATGAGGCCGGGATTTGAACTTGTAATAATAGACAAAAAAGAGATTAAATTTGAGAGGATACCTTTTGATTGTTCTGATTGGGAAGAGATATTTGTAGAAAGAGAAATAATAGGCCTTGAAAAAACAAATATTCGGGATTGGTCGTTTAAGGATTTTTTGGATGAGCTAAAAAAAGGAGTTAAGGGAGAAGAAGGAATATCTTTTTATGATAATGTAATGAAATGGATGGATACAGAGAAAAATGAGGAAGTAAAAGAAATAGTGATGGAGGCTCTAAAATATGCTAAAGAAAAGGGAAATTAATTCAAAAAAAGAGGATTTGATCTTGAGAAGGCTAACCAGGAATTGAATAAGGCTGGCCGAGAGATTGAATATAAAAAAAGAGAATTAGATAAAACTCAGTCTGAGATTGATAATATTTTGGATCAATTAAAAAAGGATTTTGGAATAGAGAATGTAGAAGGCTTGGAAAAAGAAAAAAAAAGAATAGAGTTTGAATTAGAGAGCCTAATTGAACAGGTCTCTAAAGAATATGAAGAATTAATGGATTCGCTGGAAGAGAAAGGAATTAAAGTTTGAGTGAGGAGACTACTCTGCTACCTGCTGGTTATGTGATGGAGTAAGCTCCCGACGCCTTCATTTAATTGTTATTTTTATCTTTAAGGGGGTGGAGGGAATATGCCAGGAGAAAATTTCAGAAGTATCGGGCATGTTAAATGTTGTGCCACCTGTCAAAACGCATACCAAGAAGAAACTTTGGTCTGTACAATAGAGGACAAAACAGGGGATATTTTGAATTCAGATGACGGCGACGAATGCGCTCCGATATTAATTTTTGATTTATGCGATGCTTACAAAAAAGGGTCGCCCCAAAGGTGGGATTGATAATGCTGAAGATAAGCGGCGCTGCAAGCGACCGCTGGAGTAGCTGGTTATCTGTGTTTTTATTGGAGGAAACATGAGACGACATTTCAATTATTTGAAATACGAACTTAGGCATAAATGGTTTGTTTTTCTCGCCTGTGTCAGGATTGATGCTCCGCTTTGGGGGGCAATTATCCACGACCTCAGCAAATTTAGACCTTCCGAATGGTTACCCTACGCCAGATGCTTCTTTGCGCCAGATGGATCAAAGCAATATAAAGAGGATTATGCTTTTCGTGTTGCCTGGAATGACCATCAAAAACGGAATAAGCATCATTACCAATACTGGGTACTTTTGTGGGATCGGGGCGATTACGAGCCGCTTGAAATGCCACAAAAATACATACTTGAGATGATTGCTGATTGGATGGGCGCAGGCCGGGCGAAAACAGGAAAGTGGGAAGTTAACGAATGGTATGAGAGGAATAAAGATAACATAAAATTGTCTCTTATTACAAGACGGTCGGTGGAGTCAATTTTAGATAATATTAAATTGAGCGGATTTATTCTGCTCCAATGATTGGTTAGTAAAGGATATAAATGAGACATTGGTACGAAAAAATAAAAACAAAGATAGTAATTTGCAAACTCTGTGGAGCTATGTTTAGGACTAAACTAGCTCCGTATTATTCTGAACATAAAATATGTCTTGATTGTGAAGATGTCCTGCGTTCTTCTCATCGCTAACGCGGTCGTGAGGGGTGTGGTTCTCAGCATCCTTCACGACGAACCTTAGCGGAGAATAAAATATATGCCTTTACATACAGACGAAGGAGATATAAATGTAATAAAAGATTGGTATATAGGACAAAAAAGCAGAAAGGATTATTTGGAGAACCTAATATCTTCTTTGGAAGAACAGCTTTTTGGATTGAAAAAATTAATTGAATTGATAGTTATGGTTAGAGAAAAGATAGCTAATATTGGGATTGAAACGCAAAATAAAATAAAAAGTTATATAGAAAATACAGTTATAAAAGGCTTAAAGGAAGTACTAGGAAAGGAATATGCTTTTGAGGTTAATTTTGAAATTAATCGTAATAAACCAGAAGCTTTTCTATATTTGATTAAAGGGAAAAATAAATATTCTTTTGATGAAGAGTCTTTTGGTGGGGGTGTGTATGATGTAGTATCTCTATTAATGAGATTAGTAATATGGGCTATGAATTATGATAGGACAGAGCCCTTTTTTGCTCTAGACGAACCCTTTAAATTCCTTCACGGAGAAGAACATATTGAAGGTATAAAAGTCTTATTACAAGAGCTTAGGGATGAGATGGGAATACAGTTTTTGATAACTTCTGTGGATGGAGCTCTAGGGGATTTAGCGGATCGGGCTTGGACTTGCTTTCAGAATGAAAAAGGTATAAGCTATTTAAAGGAAAAGGAGTAAATAATGACAGAACTATTTTTAAGGCAGCTTAAAAGTTTTCTTTCTTTTATCTTTTTTTTTCCTTTTATTTATATTATAATAAGTTTTGAGTCTAAAAAATATAGAAAAAGAAGGGAATTAAAAGAAAGAAAAAAACCCTTCTCAAGAATAACTAAAATATCTAATTGTTTTTTATGAAGAAAAAAAAAGTTTTAGATGAAATAGCTGAAACCCTTACTAAACCCCAAAAAAGAGGTAGGGGAAGACCTAAAGGCTCTTATAAAACAGGAGAAAGGAGTTGGTCTATAAATGGAAAAGAAATAATCCCTTTATATATAGAATCTATAAGAGCTCTTAAATTATATTTGTCCAGACTTATTAGAGGAATGGAACAAGGGGTCATTACAACAACCCTTGGAAATGCTATAGTAAATGCTTGTAGGATATTGCTAGAATGTTTAAGGGAAAATAAGAATGAAAAGATTATAGAAGAGAGAATAAAGAAATTGGAGGAGATGTTTGATGCAATTAGAAGTAAACAAACGGATAATGGGATTGGAGAGGTTGGCTGGCCAACTTTCGTCCCCAGTATTGGGAGTAGAAAAAAATCTGATTCAATGGATAACCTCATTTAACTCTTCTTATCCGTTAGAGAGATTTAGAAAAGAGCCTGTAGAATGGTTAGACTGGATAGGGTTTGATACTTGGTGGGATAAACAGAAGGAAGTAATAGAATCAGTCAGGGATAATCAGAGGACAGCAGTAAGATCAGGGCATACTGTAGGAAAGACAAAGATAGCTGCAGGAACAATGCTTTGGTTCCAATTTAATTTTTTTCCTTCTCGGGTAATATCTACTGCTCCTACGGGTCGACAGGTGAGTTTGTTGTTGTGGGGAGAGATCCGAAGACTGTATAGACAAATGATGCTTAAAATTAAAAGGGAATTCGGAATAGCTATGGGAGCAAGGTTATTTGATACAGACTATTTAGAAATATATAAAAAACTTTGGTATGGTATAGGATATTCAACTGATGAGGTAGAAGCTTTTACTGGGTCTCATGAAATTAATATATTATTTGTTGTTGATGAGGGGTCTGGAGTAAAAGAAGGGATTTTTGAAGGGATAGAGACCTCTTTAAATTCTCCTAACAGTAAAGTCCTTACAATAGGTAATCCTACTAATTTAGGTAGTTATTTTGGGAAGATATTTCTGACTAAAGAAGGTAGAGATTGGAATAAGATACATATAGATTGTGAGGAGAGTCCCAATGTATTAGCCGGAAAGAATATTATTCCTGGCCTATGTAATTATGATTGGCCGGAAAAGATGGCTAGAAAATGGGGGAGAGAAGACCCTCGCTTTTTAATACGAGTTAAAGGTAATTTTGTAGAAGAGGGTATTAATTGTCTTGTTAATTATCAGAAGGCTTATTCGGCTTATGTAGAAAATCTGGAGTTATATAAAGAAAGTGAATTAGTATTAGCTATGGATGTAGCTAGGGAAGGTGATGATACTACTGTTATTTTACTAAGGGAAAAATGTATTAGAGATGAAAGATTATGGATAGAGGAAGATATAGAGAAGAAAGGAGGAGAATGGGAAGATACTAGAGAAAGGGATAATGGCAGTGGGGATAGTGTTTCTGATAATGATGGGGATAGTGTTTCTGATAATGATAAAGAAAGATCAAGAGAAACTAGATCAGTATGTTCATATAATGAAGAACATAATGAAGAAATTGGAGCTAAAATAATAAAGAAAATACCTAAGCATAAAACTATGGATGCTGTAGCAGAGATAGTGATTTTGGTAAAGGAAAATTCTAATATAAAAGAGATATGCATAGATGTAGTGGGAGTAGGTGCTGGGGTATATGATCGCTTAGTAGAGATAAAAGAGAGCGGAGAGATGGAAAAATTTAATGATATAGAGATATATGCTGTTAATGTAGGAGAATCGGCGTTGGACAAAGGCAATTATATGAATCTAAGGGCTGAGTTAGCTAATGAAGTAAAGAAGGAGATTGATAATGAGACCTTATTATATAATAATGAAGATATAGTGGATCAGGTAAGTCAAATAAGATATAAATATCATAGTAAAGGGCACTTAGTTTTGGAGCCAAAGGAGGAGTTCAAGAGACGGTATAAGAGAAGCCCCGATGAGCTTGATGCTCTTATGATCTCGTTTGCTTCTCGTATATTAAAATTAAAATCAGCAGAACCCAGGATAAGGTTTGTATAGTGGAAAAGCGTCGTTTAGTCTCGCTAAACAGAGGTTTTTATAATAAATAATATGAGAATAGATAAATATCCTTATATTGAAGGTGTTTGTGATAAATGTAATAATAAGATAATAACTATTCTTTCTATAGTTACCTCTAGATGGGAAACTAAGGGAGAGGGGATAATAAAGACTTTGTTAGAAGATAAAGTTTTTTATGGGATGGGTTCTTATTGGGCTATACATAATGAAGATACTGAAGAGGGATATAATTGTTGTGAAGCATTTAATAAAGCTACAGACCTTTGTAATTCAGATATAATAATATATACTACTGGAGATGGGTTAATAGAGCCTCAATTATTATGGCGGGCTTATGGTGAGTTATTAATTCATAACCTCCCAGTATTTGCTTATCGGATGGATGAGGGGGAAGATAGGAGTTGGAAAGAAAATAATGATTCCCTGGGGGATTTTATTATGGTTAGAAGGGAATGGGCATTGACTATTGGGGGATGGGATTGTAGAATGAAAGATTGGGGATTTATGGATTATGACTTTTTGGGTCGAATGAGCTTGCTTCTTCAGAAGGATTATTTTAAACTAGGTTTATTGTTGGGGAAGGGGCTGGCTGATAGGGTTAAGCATTTTTATCATCCTCGAAGAACTGATGAGTGGTATAGGGAGCAAAATAAAAAGAATAGGCTTATAGTGGAAGAGCAAGGTTTGTGGACTAGGGAAAGTTATGAAGAGCTTGTTTGTAGGGGTTAGCTTTTTGTTTTTTTGTAGCTGTGCTACTACTAATAGTCTATCCTCTCAGCAGAGGATAGATGTAGGAAACCAGCTGATTCAGAGGGCTGATTATTGGGAATATCAACATATGCCTTATGAGAGTGATTCTTTTCTTTCTTATTGGTTCCGAGCGGATGTATTTTCAGCTACTATGAGATGGAGAGGAAGGCGGATAGTAGGAGAAGGACAAAGACAGAAGAGGTTATGGAAGATGAAATTGGAAGCTCCTAAAATATTTGCTATAGATAAGCAAAGGGAGGAATTAGATAGATTAATTAGAGAATATAATAGTAGAGAGAAGATAGGAGAAGATATGAGAAGATATGAAAAGAAATAAGTATATTTATTTTATCTTAATTATTGCCCTTTTGATAGGGTTAAATATGGTTGTAAATATAGAGGGATATGAATTATCTAGTCGGGCTATCCGATCCTTGGAAGCTCTGTTAGATGAAGAAGGAACATTAAGATTAGTACTAATGGATATTGATGAGTCAAATACCATCAGCTTAGTGTGGAACGAAAATGATTCTGCTGATCGGGTATTGAATCTTCTTGTCAATAATTTAAGCCGCACAATCAATCTTGGTGGCAATCTTGTCCTTGCAAATAATTTAACAACAATAGGCAATTTTGCTCTAACGTTGACGCTTACTGGTACAACTAATCTTGCTTTACCTACTTCAGGAACTCTATTCACTACATCTGGAGGTACTATTTTGGGGCCGGTTACTTTAGGCCAAGATGATACAGGCTACGATGTTCAGTTTTTTGGGGCAACATCCGGCAAATATGAGTTGTGGGATGAGTCAGCAGACAAAAAATATATTGTTGGGGCTTTTGAAGTAGGCGATCTGACTAATTTTATACGGATAAGTAATGCTGGGGTTCTGTCTTATGGCGGTTCTGCTAAGCCTACCGAATGTGTTTTTCTATCTCCCTCCACTGCCTATTTACCGGATGGCACTCCAGCAGCCGCTACTTTAGTAACGGTAGATGGGACTTCTCCTTATGCCGTTCTTGATTTCTCCGATGCGGCAGATAATAATGCCTATTGGGATTTTCAAGTCCCCACTGGTTATGATGCTGGAAATGCTACAGTCGAGGTATATTGGTTCTCTGCGGCTGCTATTGTGGGAGATGCTCAATTTGATATAGATTATCGGAGTGTTAGTGATTCTGATGCAGTGGATGGCGCAGCAACCGATGTAGCCATGACCTTACAGACTACGGATGGGAC